AGCGTAACATGGAAAAAGATAAAAACACTTCTCGTGCGAACCAAACACGGTCAAAATCTGAGAGACCTAAAGTGTGGGTTCCACCATCATCTCTAGATGCACCCCCTGCACCTGATGGATTCAGGTATAGATGGATAAGAGCAGAAAGCGTTGGCTTTCAGGATACTAAAAACGTAACGTCTCGATTAAGAGAAGGTTATGAATTAGTTCGTGCCGAGGAAGTTGAAAATGCCAGTGATTATCCAGTACTTGATGAAGGTAAATACAAGGGAGTGATTGGGGTAGGTGGCCTTCTACTTGCGAAGGTACCAATCGAGATTGCGCAGCAACGTCAAGAGTATATGACTAATCGTCATAAACAAAGAGATGAAGCAGTACAAAACGATCTTATGAAGGAGCAAGACCAGAGGATGCCGATCAATGTTGAGAGGCAGTCTCGTGTAACCTTCGGTGGTACAAAGAAATAATTTTATTTCTTGGGATAACAACCAATTCCCTATCATCGAATTAAATTAACATTGGAATAGGAGAAAACTATGGCTAATAGAAACACACAAGGTTTTGGACTTATCCCAGCTGGAAGATTAGGTGGAGGACCATCTATCCAAGGTCAAGGTAAATACAAAATCGATGCTGGCCACAGCACAACTATATACAATGGCGAAGCTGTTAAAATCTCTAGCGGTTATGTAGTAGGCGGACAAGGGTCTAATGCAGATATCTTAGGTGTTTTGAACGGAATATTCTACAACGATGCTTCTACTTTGAAGCCAACGTTTGCGAACTTCTACAAAGCAACTATTACTCCCGCTAACAGTGAAGACACTACAGCCTTTGTAATAGACGACCCATTCCAGCTATATGTCGTTGCAGCGGATGCAGCAACTGGAGTAGCAACGTTCTTAGAAACATATGACATGAACACTACAAGTGGTGATGACACTACTGGTAAGTCAGATGCAACTTTGGACATTGGAACTACTTCAGCGAACGATAAACAATTTAGAATGTTAAGATCAGCAGAAGATCCTGAAAATGAGGATGCTACTGCGGTTAGACATTCAGTAATTGTTGTGTCGAACACTAATTCGTTCAACGGTCACAATTAATAGGAGCAATTAGACTATGGCAATATCACGATCACAGCTAGTTAAAGAACTAGAACCTGGCCTAAATGCACTATTTGGGCTGGAATACAAAAGGTATGAAAATCAGCATGCTGAGATTTATACTAACGAATCTTCTGACAGAGCTTTTGAAGAAGAAGTTATGTTATCTGGATTCGGAAACGCACAAGTAAAAGGTGAAGGTTCAGGTGTATCATTTGATGAAGCACAAGAAACTTTCACAGCTCGTTACACTCACGAGACCGTAGCTTTAGCGTTCGCGATCACTGAAGAAGCGATCGAGGATAACTTGTATGACAGACTTGCGTCTAGATATACAAAAGCTTTAGCTAGATCTATGAGCAATGCTAAACAAGTAAAAGCAGTAGAACCTTTGATAAATGGTTTGCCTTCAACAGCAACATTTAAATCTGGTGACACTGTTGCTTTATTCAGCACAGCTCACCCTACAGTGTCAGGTACTTTTAAAAATACTTTGACTACTCAGGCAGATCTTAACGAAACATCGTTAGAGCAATCGATGATTGACATCGCTGCTATGACTGATGAAAGAGGTCTTAGAATTGCAGCAAGAGGAGTAAAAATGATTATTCCTTCTGAGCTTCAGTTTACAGCTGAGAGACTTATGAAGTCTCAAGGTAGAACTGGAACAGCTGACAATGATATAAACGCAATCGTATCTATGGGTATGATTCCACAAGGATACAGAGTCAATAATTATTTAACTGACACTGATGCGTTCTACATCATTACAGACGTACCTAATGGTATGAAAATGTTCACAAGAGCTCCATTGACAACTGCAATGGAAGGTGACTTCGATACTGGAAACGTTAGATACAAAGCTAGAGAAAGATACAGCTTCGGCGTATCAGACCCTAGAGGTATCTTCGGAGTATCAGGAGCAG